TAAAAAGTCATAATCATATATCTTTTTCAACATCTACTATTCAATAACCACACATTCTGTCCTGTATTTACAGACGCGACAGGGATGATACTCCTCAACGTCTCCACAACTGTAAACAATAGGATGTCCTATTGCGTGTAACTCTATAAGACCACAGAGAAAGCTCGTTTCCTAACACCACCCGTAATGAGCCTCATAGTTCATATGACTTCGTTTCCAAAGACACTTAGCTAATACACACGACATCTTATCTTCACACACGCCGTCACAATATGGCAACTTTTAGCAACCTAGAATACAGTCAATATGATACACCGCTGTGTGTAACTCTATAAGACCACAGGGAAAGCTCGTTTCCTAACACCACCCGTAATGAGCCTCATAGTTCATATGCCTTCGTTTCCAAAAACACTTAGCTAATACACACTATACCATACTTAAAGACTTTTAACATTCTAGACTACAGTAAACACACATTGCAAGCGACAAAAGACTTGGGTTCTGGCGAAACACTTCCTAAGAAGTGTTTCTATAACCAGCTATTCCCAAATCAAACACCGTCATATCAAATTTCGTTATTTTGGGTGGCCTAAATACCCCCAAACGCAAATCATCACCAAACGCAGTGAACACCATTGGAGTCTGTTCTTTATTAAAGATCAAACTTAATGTTCCCGAACTAATTGGAGCAATCGTTTGCGTATTAGTCGTATAACAAAAATTAAAGTGACTCTGAAATGGTACTGCAACATCAATGAATGATCTCGCGGAAATGGGATAAGCCATTTCTCTAGCAAGATTTCCACTCTTGAAACTGTCAGTTGTCAAACCAATGGACCTATACACAAAATTTGATCCAGGTAATGCATCAACAATTGGCACTCCAGGCGCAGCTGGATCACTATTGTAATAAGGAGCAAAAGCAACTTGTAATATATCATCTTGTTCTACAAAGAACCGATATTTCACGCTTCCCGCCCATGCTGCAAATAAACTGGTCCACAAATTCTGGGGTTGTACACCTATATTAAGGATAGTTTGATTTATCTCACCCTGAGTTAAGGATGTGACCACAAACTGCTCCAAATCCGGATTTGTCCCAGGAACAACTCTAATATATCTCCTACACACCTCATGCACATCACTAGGACAAAATTCAAATTTTTCTCCTAGCTCAATCTTGCATGGGATGTTCGGCCTTCCTACAGTTGTCTCCATAGTTGTGCTTGCCACGACATTTACATCTACCATTTCATTGGTGTCTTCAGCCACTGGGATCTCAACAATAGCATCTGGCGGACCCTGTGACACAAACCCATCAATCTCTTCCCTGACAACTGGTTTTACAGTCCACGGTAAATCTCCACTTACTTTACATTCCGACCATCCAGATGGTGGATCTATCACACCATTATCAAAAAAGATAGTTGTCAAGCCACCAATCACACTCAAAGAAATTACGGGATCCCCCACTCTAGCAGTTCCGTTTGGAGTGGTATAAATAACCCATGCATAAGGATCATTGGTAACAAAAACATAATCCCCATCTGGTGGTACTACGTCCCAACCGGCTTGTCCCTCTTGAACCTCAACTTTATTCGGCGAAATTGGATTACAATTTGCCATTATCTTATTTCCTGGTATTTCTGGATCCCTAACCGCACCATTCATTGTGTAAACATTGGATTGTGTGTATACTAGATTTTCATCCCAAGAAAATGGACCGTTTGGTCGTGGGACGGCAACCTTTAAATTTTCGAATTTCACAAAAACCAATATTTGAATGCTAGGCGGAACTGTATCAGGTGCAATAAGCGCATTTTGGATAAACAATCCAAATGTACCCAGTGAATAATTTTGCACAAACTCAGTAGTCGCTTCCCCTTCATACGTTCTCAAAAACTCAGTTTGAGCATTGAAAGAAATTGACCACGAGTCTTGATAGTTCGTTCCAGTGTCATTACTAGAAAAGTTCATTATCTTTGATAAATCAACATTTCTAGAACCATCAACCAATCCAGATGAACCATACGCCATAACTGCCTGTAATCTCAAAGAGTGATATTTAGTTATAATAGCCATTACGCTAAAAGTAACATCACCCCTCCAGAACATAAATTGATTTAGAGCCGCTATATTAAGAGGTATATTACTACCCTCCACTATTCCTAAACGCGTATTCAAATCAATTTCATAAATCTTAGTCCCGGGCACCATTTCAATCGCAACAGGCAAAGAAGTCAACAAACAAGACTTCCCACATATCGTTTGTATCTTACAATCAGATGGGTCAAAGATCTCTATCTGTTGTCTACTCATGACCGCTGGTTTAAGTTGTAAATCAACCGTAGGCCTAATGCCATGCGAAGCAGCCATACCTGAAAAAGTTTGTTGTATCGGTAAGGCTCCCGAACATAAGGGTGGGTTATCAAAAGGCATGGGAATTGACGCATCTGCATCAACTTCAATGTCAGCCGAACCCGAAGCACTATTATTACCTCCTTGTATAGGCATATCTCCACCCGCATTTGAGTAAACATTGCTTATTGTCGTTGAATTTGTGTTTCCTTGAGACATAAAATCTAACTTTCCAGTTCTTTCATAATCCACAGATCGTCCATGCACATTATAAAATTTCTTAACGCGCGTTACATCAGTTAACGGACGTGGAATGGTGAACTCTGAACCGGGGAAAGAAGAAAACAATGTAATAGTACACTGTTCAGTATCAATGGACGACAAAGGTGAAACCGGCGTGAAATGTACTGTTCCTAATGACTCGGTTGCCCGTGCACGTGTATTCATGACACTCCTTAAATAAACAAAAGGTATCGTCAATGAATATGTTGCATTTTGGTCAGGTTGAATTAAAACATACTGACAAGCAGTTATGTTAGACAATTCTACCTCATATGAAGCCAAAGGCACAAAATACATTGCCAATAATCCACACTGAAAAGGTGTTGCATTTATCTGAGCTGTTATAGTAACATCACCTTTCCAAAAACAGAACCTATCAAACGACATATTCTGTAAATTCTCAACATTCCCCAAATTCAACAACCCAAATGGCAAATCAACACTATATATAGATGCACCTGCCACATCCGCTGTTCTCCACGAAAACTCTTTTCGGTAAACATTTGAATTCGTACCAAAATTTATATCAAGGGGTACTTCATTCAAAGCCTTCCTAATAAGTTTATTCGCCATAGATACATTGACACTTGGTCCCTCAACAATTTTCCCTCCTGATACATCGACAATAGAATGTTGATTCTCAACGGGACCTTGAGCAAAGAATCCATATGGAAAACCACATTCACTCGAAGCCGTCCTTCCACAAACAATCTTCCTCATTTCACTCCAACCAATCAGATCTAATTTCACACCTAACTCCTTTTGAACCGCATATGATACATCACCACAAAACATAATATAGAACTCTTTATCCCAAATGGACGAAAATTCCATAGCTGTTTTTGCTTCCTGAACTATCGTTAAATTTTTATTTCTTGTCCAATGTAACATTTCATAAATCGTGTCCTTCTTCAAAGCTCCACAATATTTGCCGTTAACCATTATAGGGTGAGCACCCAAGAACGTAACGTCCTCAAAATCCCTAAACTGGTCAACCAACTCACACTCTTTAATGTCAGAAGTATAGACTTGTCCCAACTTCTTCAATTCATCACGCAATACAAATGGTCGAAAGAATTCTCTCACATCACCGCTAACACAATAAATATGATCATCCCCTAACACTTTCATCCTCACACATTCATCAAAAACAAATTGACCACACACTTTGGAAAATATGTAACGAATATATGCCTCATGCACAATGTTATTAATAATAGTGGTGAAGAAACATCCCGAAAAATGCATGTTTCCAAAATAAATCAACTCCATAGCCAAAGCGGCTGGGGAGTTCATCTGATGGTTAACAAAATTCTTCTTCATATTATCACTAACAACTTCCCCCATCAAATCCATCAATAAATCATACGCTCTCCTCTGAAATTCAGGCTGGATATTTTTATCAAAATTTTTAAAATCCCCAGCGATAAAATTCTCACCAACTTCAGTTAAATAATCATAAATCAAATGCATATCATGAGAGTACTGGTTCAATCCGATAGCTGAACTAGTCGTCTCATAAGAATTATTAATCGCACATACCAAACTACCAAACAACATTCTAAACGCAACATTCGCTACCAAATCACCACAATATATCACTCTAGTTCTCCCTTCTCGTATCTTCACATCACTCACTAACTCATCTTTCAGATGTGTAATGAAACGCCCAATCACATCCTTTCCATGCTCCAAATCATACAAAAACTTATTAACCATCTCTTTCAACAACGGATTATAAACCAAATCACCATTCGCATCAAAATAAAACCATTCAGTTTTTCCTTTCTTTGACGTCATTTTACACAAAGGATACCCGGCTGAACTATTCACCTTAAGTGAACACAATTTTCCAGGTATTCCCATTAACGCTTCTTCAAAGGTTAGCTTTCTACATCCAACAGGCCACACCAATTTATCTTTAAAACACATTAACATATCATCAAACACTTCATACACGATTCTCGAGTCCACATCATCCTTTCTATGATCGATCATTAAACTATCCTTCATCATTTCCACAGCTGGATCAACACACTTCCAATTTCGATCATCGCTCACACTCAATATAGGTTTATTCTTTTTCGGTCTACTATTTAACCACTGAGTCAAACAACTTCTCTCAATCTTTGAATTCCTATTCATCCACACAGCGTCACTAACGGGTATGTTCTCTATTTCCCTCAAATTTGGCAACACTTCGCCATCACCTTCACTAATTTCGCGAATAGTAGGAGATTGAGAACTCAAATCTATCTCACCAACATCTTCAACATCAACCTCATTTCCTAACGCACTCACGACATCTTCTCTAGTAACAACCATTGAAACACCATAATTACAACCATTCTTAACTCCACCAGCAACATGCATTCCCATTATTTTCCCTGGGAACAACTGTCCTGCTGATCGCAAAACAACTCCACAATCTCCACTTTTTGTCGGATACTTATACAACAAACATTCTTCCAATCTAATACACCTCTCACCATGCGAATAATTCTTATTCAAAGCTTTCACAACATTCACATAACATGACCCTGACTCTAGCTCCAACATTGCAGACGTACCATCAAATGCATCAAAATCAGCATAGCTCCAAAACCTCTTAACATTATTTGGGAATTGCACCATTTTCTTATCAAAAAACGATACAAAACACAAATCATTCTCTTCATTCTTGCGTAACATACTATATTTAAAATCAATCTCACACTTAAAAGTACGATATTTAACAACCATTTTCCCTTCTGGTACTAACTTATTTTCATTATGAAATGCATGTAAATATGTCATAAAAGTTTGCCCCCGAATAGGGAAACCATAATGTGACACATTTCCAATTGTGAATGTTAATGCTTCCAAACCTGCTCCTTGTGCATAACCTTTAACAAAATTCTTCACTCTCATTTGAGGACGAGTTGTTTTGTTAGGTTTAGCACTTTGGGAAAAACATATTTCATAATCTTCTTTAACAGTTTCCTCACGTTTCTTAAATATCCTTCTCAAACCAAACATCATACATCCAAACGCTACCCATGCAGCGGTAATCTTAGCCGATTTCCTAAAATACGTTCTAGGGGCAAAGCTATAATCACCATGGGTGTCAGACCTAAACAACAACACTGGCACTTGCCCATACTTAACAAACTTACTTAAATATACACTCATCCATTTTTCATTCATTCTATTTGCAAACTCTTCCGGACACCCATTATATTTAAAATCATAATCATCGGGTATCAATTCACTTGTTTTCACAAAATTCGCGGCTGAAGAACTCAAAAAGCCTCCATGCATAGAAACTGCATTCTCTTCATTACCATTCCTCACGCAATCAGCACACAGCATTTTATGTACTACATAATCATCATGCTTATGGGCAAAATGCCTTCCACATTGCTTGTAATTCCACGATAAACCATCTTCAGATCCTCTATCTCTAAATTGAACTCCAAACGCGTCTATTCTAGCTTCCTTCGCAATTCCTAGACATACGTGTCTATGCACCAACTTCGCATCAACATTAGAATGATCCATGTACGCATCCACATCCTTCTGAACAGGTAAGGGTAAACCCATAGTTACACCTCTAATCTTCTCTACCGCATCATCATACACGCTTTCATTACTTGATTCACATTCACACTCAACACCACCAACTGCACCATCTTCACTATCACTCGCAACATACTTCTCAAACATCTCACTCGTCATACCAAAATCCTTCATTTTCTCAAACAACTTCTTCTCTACACGAAAATAATCAACTATATTTTCATCCTTCTTTAATCGATCCAAATTCTCCTTCAATCGAGGGAAGGCTTCGGTTGCCCACTCCTTCGTTTTCTTAGTTGTGGTTAACCGTGAAATTCTTCTAAACAAATTCTTCAAGTCTTTGTCTTTCCAAACTCCCCCAATGTCCTCATGACCAACATTTCTGTTCATTCTTTCGTGGTCACTTGGACCCTGAGAAAATAGGCTCCAAAGATCATCTACTTTTCCAGTAAAGAAGCTCGTAAAGGCTTCTCCAACTCCAATCGGCTCATTTGATACTCCTTGCAATTCTCTCAACGCATCTTCCAACAACTCTGAAGGACTTTTTCCATCATCATCATCTAAATTTTGTCCGGATCTCAATCTCTCACACACACTAACGTGAGCCTCATACTTATCTTTCAACAAACACATCATATCATTATAATTCAATCCTTCAACTTTTCCTTGATCACTCGAAAACTCTCTTGGCAATATATCAAACAACAACCAACTCTTATTCGCCAATTCATCATCACTCATTCTTGCTAATTCAACCTTGTTATCAACAAACTTATCCCTATAAGAGGGATTTATCCTACATTTAATGACTAATTCCCTGCGCCTCCACATTGCTGCATTTGACACATGCGCACACTTTTCATACTCTTTATTATTTATAGTTAAAACTCCTACTGGTTCAGCTCTGGTTCCCTTAAGGCCCACAGCTGGATTATCAATGCTGGCCAAATTCGGCTTAAAACTCTTAGTAGAGACAAGCTCCAAATATTCTTGAGCATGTCTCAACTTAGTATCAGAATCACCAATCAAAAATTCATCCAAAATTATCACTTTCTGATCAATAAAACCATCCCAGAATTCAGATGAAACTGGTCTGGTATATATATCTCTCTCAACAACTCCAAACAAATCACGTACTAGACAAGATGAAATCAAAGTCTTACCATACCCTGGATCTGCGCACATGTGAATCGAAAATGGATAATCCCTAAAAGATTTCTCTTTTCTATAGTTTTCTAAAATAGAGATTATATTCATCAACTCTGTTAAATTTCGCACAAACAAACCAGATACCGTAGGTGTCTTGATTTTACACTTTAAACCATTCGCATCATTCACTAACTCGGACAACCATTTATAATATTCGTCACTCACTAAAACCTTCGAAATCCGCTTCAGCTTAATAACCGCTGACGCTCTCAATAACCAATCATCAATAATAGCTTTTTCTTTCTCTTCAGCTGTTCCAAATTTCGTCTTAATCGCGGTTTGTACGATCGTCGGCAACACTAAAAACAATGAACCTAACAACCATGAACTACCTAAGCCAGCAGATATTATAGCTATAAAACTACGACACTTCTTTCCCACGACATCCAAATCAAATGCTGTCAATCCTAAAATAATTCCAATAACTGAAATAACTCCAGCAACCGGATCAACTGGTGACTGAGCAACAAAACTTCCATCACCTTCAACTTTTTCTTCAAAATAATCAACCATCATTCCTATAAAACTGGTCAACAACTTATACGTCAAAAATCCTACTATATCAATCACCATTATTACAAGCGTACAACACACAAACATTATCAACATTGTCTTCTTATCAGATTGGAAATACGTCGCCATAGTTCCAACAGGATCAATCCATTCTATAATTTTCCTTTTCAAACCTCCAAACAACTTAGTAAACATCTTACTCACTCCTTCAGACAACACACTAAAGACTGCAGACAATGCTTCCATGATCTTTCCAAACAACACTTCAATCACTTGAGCGGACGTCTCATAAACCCGAGCACTCAAATCTGTAATAACTTCAATAAAATTACTCAAAAATGCTGGCATTTGTTGAGCCTCGAAGTCATTACACTCCTCTATCATTTCCCCTCTATTCTCAAACGAACCATATAACGCTCTCAATTCATAGCAATAACGCATGAACTTAGCTCTACTCATATACGGATCATTCGCCAAATTAACATCTTTAGAACACAATATGGTTAAAACAACTTTATGGTGTTCATACTTCTTCAACAATTTTCCAACATTTTGATTCAAAAAATCGGCAAGCCTTATTTCCTGAATTATACAAATCAAATCCTTAATACAGTCACTAGTCAATATATACTTACTCCTATTCGACTTATCAAACAAGAGTCCACTCATACACACACAACGCCTTCTATCGCTAACTCTTTGATGCACACAATAACGATGACTAATTTTGTGTGATACACTTTTAAACATATCCTCAACACTTAGTCCACTCACCGAATCATAATGTTCTTGGGCAAGAACAATAGGATCCTCATCATCACTACTTTCAATCAATGGACAAATTTCCACAAACTTCTTCAGCTTCTCAAACTCTCCTTCTTCAGCTTCTTCTCCAAAAACTTTTCGTTCGCTTACGTGGATTTGACCCTCCACGTTCGAGACCACGATCGTCTCTTCCTTAGGCAAATTCTCAACTTTCT